CCTTTAACAATCAACTTTCCGTTGTTTTCTTTCATCGATTCATTTATTTGATTCGGTGATATTTCAAATGGTATATAATCTACGATAACTTGTTTCATTATTTTAAATTTCCTACTTTGTTTGCCATCTTGACTAATCTTTCTGAAATCTTGGTTAACGCTTTATGTGTGTTTTTCCAATAGTCTTCTGATTTCATTTTTAATTCTGTTTTTAATTTAAGATTCATCTTTACGGTTTTGTCTAATTCGTTTAATGCGTCTCTAATTTCTCTCATTGACTTACCGATTTTTTGTTTTGGTGTTAGGGATTCATCATTTCTCCAATCGTGATAACGACCTTCGTTTATTGATTCGTTTCTTATATGACCCTTTAAAGTTTGATGAAGAGTAGTTATTTCTTTTTCAGCGTTTAAGAAAATTTCATAATACTTATTAAAGTGTTTAGCTTTAAGTGTTTTATCACCCATATTGTAAATCTTAATATAATCTTGTCTAAGTTTTTTTAGATTCTGTAATACTTTGTTAACCGCATCAACTTCTTTTTTAACAGTTTCGTTTAAACCTTCACCTATTCTTTCTTTTTCTTGTATTTCTCTTCCAAGTTGAGCGATTGATTTTGTAGCTGCTAAAATAGTTTCGTAATGTTTATTGTATTTTGCATTTGTCAATTCTTTGTCACCCATTTTAGCAATTTTCCAATATTGTTGTTCCATTTTCTGAAAATCTTTTATGAATTTTTTTAATGCATTGACTTCTTGTTTAGTAGCTTCTTTAACGAATTGTTTTTTACCTTTGTTAAAATTAACACCTTTTGGTTGTTTGTTAGATGCTTTCCTAATCTTTGCCATATCGTCTAATGTTTGGATAAACTTTTTAGGATTATTATTGAATGAATTAAATATCTGATATGATTCTGCAAACCCAAATAATTCATCAAGAGATTCTTGTTGGTCTCTTGATAGTTTTGGGAATTTAGGAAAGTCTGCAAATGGTTGTGATTCGTTTATTGATTCTTGAACTCCGTCTTTCTTTTCTTCTGAATCTAAATAATGATATGCTTTTTGTAAATATTCTTTTGAAACAATCAATTTAGACTGCCACCAATTAGGGAAATCAACTTCATCTTCCATTTCATCATATTTTTCTAATGCGTCGTATAGTTTTTTACCATAGTCAACTATTTCCATAGCAGTAGATTTCAACATATCTGGTTCGTCGTCTTGATGACCAACATCTATGTCTTCTTTTACTGATTCGAGTTTTGATTTTTTGGCTACTGTTTTTAACCAATCTAAAACTTCTTTTTCTGCTTCTTTTTTCTTACCTTTCATCCATATTTCTTTAAACATAGATGCCATTACATCTGCAAGACCTGGTGTTTTGTAGTATTTAGATAATTCATTGGAAATATCACCAAATTTCTTATTTCCAAATCCTTTTGACTTTAATTTAAGAAAAACATCTGATACTTTACCACTTGAAACATAAGATTCGTTTACTTTTTTATATCCACCGACTTCTGGACTTTTGTGTCCAACTGCTGAACCACTTGAGAATGCTTTTGGTGTATCGTAATAAATACCGGTTCCTTGTGAACCACCGGCAGTTACCGTAGTAGATACTTCATCAATTTCCTCGTCTTTTTCTAATTCTTTAATGACGAAGTTTTTAATGTATTCTTTTAATTTAGCTATTTTGTCGTGTTTGGACATTTTTGATTTCCTTAATTAATTCATAGTATCTCATCAATGCAACCACGTGTTTGTCTTTCACGATTTTTCCTTTTGTAGCTGTGTCTGTATAGTCAATAGCTTCTGATAATTTAATCTTAGTAATTTTATCGTTTACTTTTGGAAGTAATGACTTTAGAGCTTTTTTGATTTTAATTACTTCAGTATCGATAAACTCTTTTAATGAATTAGTATTAGATACATTGTTGATATATTGTTTCAACAAGTTTTTTTGATTTTCATCAAGAGATTTATACTTTTTATTAAACTTATCAACTAATAATTGATAACTTAACAACCTTAAATCTTTGTCTTGGTTAGAATATTCACTCAAATTTTGTTTTTTTACTCTTGATTGTTTTGATTGAGTAATATGTTCAGTTATAGTGATTGATGAATCAGTTTTTTGGACTGGCCCAAAGTCTTCTTTGCCGGTTTCTGTTTGAAAAACACGATATACTGATGCCAACACTTTAAAGTTTGGTATTCTTGTATTAAAGAAGTCTTTTATATCATAAGTTTCTTTAATTGTTTTAATTAAATTGTATTTTTCGTTTGCCAATCTACGATTAGACAATTTTCTACGACTTTTGACTACTGCTTCTAATAATGAAGATGCGTGAGTCAAGTTTTTGTATTTTTTATTTAATAAGATTGAATACAATTCATATTCTTTACCTAATTCAGTATTTTTGTTAAAGAATTCTTTAAATAATTTAACTGATTTAGCATTTTTCTTGTCATTTATCACATCTACCGTGATTTGACGAGATAAAAGTTCGTAAAGAATACCTGTATTCTTTATCTTACTGTGTTTTACATAAGACATTTGAGCTCCAAAGTATTTTTCTGTATTTTATCAATAATAAATATAAAACTTTCAAGAAATCGGTATTATTTCTCTCCGTTTTCTTCCTTATATTCATTATATTCTTTTTCTAATTCATCAACTTGTTTAGTTTCTTGTATTATGTCTTTTGACTTTTTACCCATTGTTGTTTTTAATGCGTCATAATGAGCTAACGCTAGTGGTCTTCTGTTTTTAGTTTGTTTTCCTAATGGGTCACGACCTCTTGCTCCACTATCTTTGAATGGTTTGTTCATTTCTTGTGGGCGACCACCTTGTTCATCTTCCGGTCGTTCATCTTCTCCACTATCAAATGGGTCAAATATGGAACCTGCAACTGAATCGTCATTCTGTTGTGGTTGTTGTTGTCCACCAAATAAACCACCACCGGTCTGCATATCACTTGGTGTTCCAACTGATTCTCCGGATTGTTGTGGGTCATTACCTTCCATTTCAATTTGTGAGTGTCTGAATTTTTCTTTTTGGTCATCAATGATTTGATTTTGTATTTTTACTTTTTCATCATCTGAAAAATTAAATACATTGTCGTAAATCCATTGATAAGGTAAAATTTTATCACTAATCATATCACGAGCTAAACTTACTTTTTGTCCTAACAATTCAATCTTTTCTTGTTCGTACATTGTTGAAGGACTTGCTAAATCTAATTCAAAGTTTACTAAGTCTTCATCAGTATATCCTTGTGAATATAAGTGAACAACTGCGATTTTTGTCAACTCGGATACTATAATTCTTTGTACTCTTTCAATAGTACGAGCAAATCTAACATCTTCTGCTGCTAAAGTTGCTTTACCACCGACATTTTCATCAAACCCTAAGAATGCTTTCGGTACTCTTAGTGATGCTAATAATTTATTTTTCAAATATTCAATGTCTTCGGTTGAATCATAATCAATACCACTTAATTCATTGATTTCTGTTCCACTATCTGAACCTCGAACTGGTAAGAAGAAGTCTTCTGTTAGGTTTTGTATATTGTATTTTAAATTATACTCACCTGTACTTTCTTCTATAAATGGTGTTTTCTTCATTTTGTTGATAATTCTTTGCATATAATTGTCAACTTCATTTGGTGGTATATTACCAATATCAATCTTAAATACTCGTTTGGAAGGTGCTCTCATAATTCTGTGGATTAACATAGCGTCTTCCATAAGTGTTAATTGTTTCCAAATTTTACGAGTAGCTTCAATCATAGATTTTCCGTAAGGTAAGAAATTACTATCGTTTGCTAATCTGAAATGTGCTATTTGGAAGTTTTCAAATTCTATTTTTCCTTGACCACTTGGTTTTTGTCCAAAATACGGGTGTGCTCCCTCAATACTTTCTAAGTAGAACTTAGTGTAGTAAGGATTAACTGGGTCCTCTCCCTCAGAACGAACAATTTCATAAGGTGATAAAGGAACTACATTTGTAATACCATACTTTTCGTTTACATCTAAGTATAAAAAGAAATCTCCATACTTAACCATATTACGAACCCAAGGCCATAGGTTGAACTCAATGTTCATAATGTCATAAAATAAATTATGTAAAATTTCTTTAATATTTTCATTGTCAGATTTTATAGTAATTACTTCACCATACTCACCTTTCATTGTAGACTCATCTGAATAAATGTCCAATGCCGATGAAATGATTGGGTCTGCATCCATTGACTCATAATCTTTAAATAATGCTAATCTTGCTGCCATTATTTGATGTACGGTTGAATAACCTGTTCCAACTAAATCTAAATTACTATGTAGTTTTGAATACCTATCAATTAAATGTGATTTAACTTGTTTTTGAACTTGGTCTGTATCGGCAATCTTTAATTTTTTACCACCGACATTACGAACGATTACATTCGTTGCGAATAATCGTCTCAGTCTTCCAAATAATGTTGTATCTGCCATTTTTTACCTCACTTTATAAAAGCCACTCTAATGACTCTTTTTCTTTTCCTGTTTCCCAATCCCAACTATCATTTCTTTTGATGTCATCATTGGTGTATAAACCCTCGTTGTCCATCATACGACTGAGAGTTTTCTTTGTTAGTTCTACACCTTGTGTTCGTAGTCTTAATGCAGTATCACGAACCCAAAGTCCAATAGCAAAAGACATAACCAAATCATCATTGTATCCGGCCATTGCTTCTGCTCTATTATTTATATAGACGAAAGTCAATAGTTCATCAATCAAACGATTACTACGAACCACTACACTTTCCTCTCTAAAAAATTCTTCTAACTTACTAATAATTAGTGGTCTGGTCTTAGAAGTCGTTGAAAAACCAGCAACCATTCTCTTTTCTTCACTATAATGTTTATTAGTGACTTGATGTTGAACATCAACATATTGTAAGTCTTTACTTGTATAAAATAAATTAGGATAATCCCTATCTATCACTTGTTGGATTGTTGCCCAACCAATATTATTGTTTTCAATGATTAGTAAAGCATCATTATATTCTGTTGCTACACTAACCAACATATTTCCAAAATCTTTTGTGTTGACACGACCTCTATATTCTGCTACTTGAGTTAAACTTTCTAACTCTATAACGTGGAAAGCAGAATAGTCTGTTCCATCTCCTCTACTGACATCAGCACACACGATATAATCTTTTGAGTAATTTGGTTGTTCCCAAACCCACATATTACTATCGATACCTCGTTTTTCTACTGGTTCTATACATTGTTCTTTTCTTAACTTTTCAAGTAAAACAGCGTCAATTACACCAGTACCGGAAGTTAAGAAGTCACAATCACATTCCTGAGCTGCTGAACTTGGACCAAGTAATGTGTCTTGTTCTTTTCTCCAATCCTCATCTCTATCTGGGTGAACCGTCCAATGCAATTTAATCGGATTAAACATACCACGACCTTCTTCGGCATCTACCCAAGTTTTGTGAAACCAATTACCCACACCATTAGGTGTTGACAATGCAATACATTGTCCACCTGTGGTTAAAGTTGCTTGTGATGCAGTCCATATTTGGTCAATCTTATCAATAAATGCCGCCTCATCCAATATC